GAGCAATTAACTGTTGGCCCTACCCTGTACATATGGCTGATTTGGCAGATAAAGGTATGATGTTTGATTCACAGTTTGTTATTGCCATTGGTAATATCAAAACTTTGATGATACACTCCCTTATTGACCCAGAACCTGTTTGTAGAAGGATCTCGTTTCCATTAATCATGGTGCCGAAGAAACCTTTTTGTATAGAAGGAACAGCTGATAGTGATAACCTGTGGGATAGGCGATTACATATTCCCTCTTTGCGTGGTAGAGCAATTACTGATTACTCGCATATGGAATTTTATCGTTTTGACCCCAAGTCTGGATTAGTGACATCTGATGCTATTGAATGGAGGGAGATGCTTGATACCATTGCATCAACGTATATAGCTAGTCGAGCTGAATCAGAAGAGGTTGGAAGCTCTTCCCGAAGTTGAAACATTTTGTAGAAACTTAAGGAAGAATTTTAAACCCCAAATGGATGACTATCAGCCCGGCTTAAACGTTACGAATGTAGGCTTAGATTACTGTAAAGCTCGTATGAACAAAATATGGAGAGACTTTAGGATGCATTGTGAAGAGACTTATTACGATGTAACTGAAGGAATGACAAGTAGTATGGAACTTATACAGGAACAAGTTACAGATATTCTGTACGCTATCAAATCGAACCCTTTTATATCGGGACTCGTTGTTAGTGTGCCCGTTGCGCTGATGGCTTGGAAGTATTTTTCCACAGTAGTGTTGAAGATGGAACAATCAGTCTTTCCCAAGATTAAAACCGTTGGAAAGGCACAGATCAAGACTAATGCACGCATTGTGAACAAATTGTCTGAGCAGATGTGTTCAGCTAATGTGAACTTTGATAATATTGTTAGTTCCGTCTTGAAAAATAATCACTACTTGATAAAAACTCAAAAGGGTCAGCGCGCTTCATTCACCTTCGTCAAGGGTAGAATTGGTGTATTTCCACACCACTTCTACTGTCACTGGCGAGAGCTAGAAGATGAAGGAGATGAAGTGATATTGACGTTTACAAAGTGTATGAATCAAGGATCAACGTTCGAAATCAGATTTAAAGACATCAAGTTTTTACAATTAGATGGAGACACGGATTTAATATTTGCGCTTATACCTAAAATGTATATGCATAGAGACATATCCAAATTCTTAATCACGAGAGATGAGAAGTTATTTCTCGGTAGTTTCCATGCAGCATTGGCACGTTTTAACGCCGATATTCTTAAGTTGCATACTACCGAAGTGAGACCAGTAGGTGCTTTTAAATATTCTTTCTATGCGAATGAACGTTCGTATGAGTATAATATAGCTACTACTGTTGGTGAATGCGGAGAGATATTATTTTCGTCAGATTCTAGATCGACAACACGAGTGTTAGGCCTTCATGTGTGTGGAGATGGTATGCGCACTGGAGATAGTGTGGCCATATTCAAAGAAGATTTTGATTTAGTATTTTCTGTGTTTGAAAAGGAAGGATATCAGCATGTTCAGGTCGAACCTGAAGAAGATGGTATCAATCTAAAGCAACCACAGATGGAATTGGACTCGCGATTTGTCTTAGTTAAGAAAGTTGACAAGATGGTTGCAGCGTCTAATAATACTATAATCAAATCACCTTTGCATGGATGTTGGGGTGAGTCTAATTATGCCCCCACAGTACTACATGAACGAGATGGTGTTGACCCTTGGGCCAACGCGCGTTCTAACTACAATCCACCCTACAAGTCAATGAATCTGAATCTACTTGAAATTTGTACTCAATCTTACTCTAACGTATGTAGACAGTCTTCCCGCGCTTCTTTCGAAAAGCCTCGCATTTTTACGTATCGCGAGGCCGTAGAAGGAATTCCGGGGATTTATAAGGGTATACCACGTAGCACATCTGCTGGGTATCCGCTTGCAAATTCTTGGAAGGGTAAGGGAAAGACTGTACCTTTTGGCAC